CGGTTTTTACAAAGACTTTTAGAAATCCATTGTGGTGTATCCACTACCCATCTTGCCTAACTATACAGTCCCATCCACAGGCTGTATAGCCACCAAGGTCAGCCCAATGGTCTCGCTTTTCAGGAGACCACGAAATTCGTGCAATCTTTAACAAGTTCATCATGATTGCTACATCATGTGGCTTTATATCTAATGTTCCACGTGCTTCAACAGTGCGTGCAAGGTAAACATCCCACATTGCAGCAGTTGTAGCAAAATCGTCTAAAGGGTCACCGTAGGTGCTATTTCGTTCGCCGTTGACGAGGTTAATTGCTTCTGTAAGTATGTCTGTACGGTGATTGTCAAAGGTCGTCATTAGTCCATCTCATTTTCTTAAAGTTGTTTTCGTGAGGGTTTGTATCTTTGTAAACTTGCGTGTATGTACTTGTTGGGTTTTTGTTGGGTTCCCAAATAGTGTGTTTTTTTGTTTTTGGTGCTACAGGTAATTCAATAAGTACTTTTTGGGCTTCATTGATTGTTATAACTTTGTTAGCAAAATCTAAAAGGTCTGTTACTCTGCGTGCGTACATTGCTTCATTCCATGGTTGTGTACGAAGGAATGAAATAACGCCTGCACGGTCGTATTGGGTGTAGTACAACGGGTAATCGTCTATAGACGCACACTGGTCTGTTGCAAAGGCTTTTAAAATGCCTTTGTTTGCACCAAAATGTAGGCTGTCAGGACGAAGACCAAAGCGTTCTAGCCATTGAACAGTTTGTTCGTAAGAAGAAGCACCTCTATGGGTCAACAAATGGATTTTTATATCGTTTTGCTTCAGAAGGTTCCAACCTTCAACAGTGTTTTCCATGGGAGCATCACAATTAAACAGTCGGAGTTCTTGAACACCTTCTATGAGCCATTCATCAAACTGCTCGTCCGACATACCCCATTCTTTGTAGAAGTCCCATGTGGTAGGTGTAGACAATTCCTTGCCCATTCTATTTTGGGCGTATTCATGAAACACTTTGGCGAAATCATATATGACTCCATCCATGTCAATACCAACATCAGTAATCACTGAGCCACCTCTTATTCTCATCACGGGTTACCCACGCTACGGTTTTTTCTAAAGCAGTTTCAAGATTAAATGGTGGTTTCCATCCTGCACTATGAATCTTGGAAGAATCCAAAGCGTAACGATGGTCGTGACCTGGGCGTGTTGAATGGTAGTCCACCCAATCAATCTCACAGGCAGTGTTAAGAATGTCTGAGATGATTTCAGCCATTTCAAGTACAGACTTCTCTTCCCCAGCCACATTCCAGCGGTTTGGTTTCTGAGTTTCTACAGAGTTTTTGTAACGTATTGCTGGTGCTTGCGTAAGAACCCAAAGAAGTGCATCGGCATGGTTACGGGCATGAAGCCAGTGACGTTCTGATGCTTGCCAGTCAGGAAAACCATCTTTGATGCCATGGTAGATACCATGAAGTTCTACAGGGTCTCCGTTAGCAATAGAACGAATAGTTTTAGGAAGGAACTTTTCAGGATGTTGGCGTTCACCAAACAAGTTCATTGTATTTGTGATGGTTAAAGGAAGACCGTAGGTACGCCAGTATGAGATACCAATCGCTTCTTGACCAACCTTGCTGGCTGCATAGGGATTAGATGGAAGCATAGGGTCAACCCACTCTTGATGAGCGTGTCCTGCTGGTGCGGCTCCATAAACCTCATCTGTTGAAATCTGTACGAAGTGCTCTAGGTTGTCATGGGTTCGTGCCCACTCATACATATTGAGTGACCCAATAATGTTGTTGTGAATAAAAGGTGCTGGGTCAGTGATACTGCGGTCAACATGTGATTCAGACGCAAGATGCAGAACATGTGTAATATCCTTTAGTTTGTCACCAACTGGTTGTAAAGATGCTCTAAGGTCATGCCACATAATTTTTACTCGGTTTGAGTCGTAATTATGGATATCCAGTACCCTGTCAACTTTGCCTGCATAAGTCAAAGAGTCAAGTACCAAAATTTCACTATCGGTATTGGTAAGGAGGTGTTCAATGAGGTGATGACCAGCAAAGCCACATCCTCCAGTTACTAGTATTTTCATTTAATCGTCCTCTTCTGGGTCTTGTGATTCTATGTATTCAGCAAAAATGTCCCAAAGGTCATCATTTGTAGGAGTCAAAGACATATATCTAAGGGTGTTAAAAATCTTCCAAAGAAGATAAGTATTAATCATTAATAAACTAATTATTATCATTTTATGCTCCAAACTCGGTTAATTTTAGTAGGTACTAACGAGTATGTCAAGAACCGTCTTCAGAAAAATCAATAACGTCTGCGTACAAGGCATCGGTGGCTTCTTCGTTTAAACCGCCGTTAGGAAGCATCTTGCTGGTTTCTCCAACTTTCTGCCCAAACAGTCGGGAAAGTACTCCGCTAGAACCACGAGTCTCAACCTCAATACGGAGCATTTCTCGGTTGTCACTGATACGAGCCATCTTCTCTACAAGGTTAAATACTCGGTCAATTTCTGTAGAAAGACTGGAGTCAAGACCTTGTCCTTCTAGTTCTTCTGCAAAGCGAGCAAACATCACACGACCTACTTGCATCTCTAAAAGAGCCTTCATAGCAGCCTGAAGTTGGTCTTTGGACTTAATCTCCAAAGGAAGAGAAAACGCACATGTCGCATTTTCGTGAAATTGAGGGCATCGGGGAGCCAAATAGCAATGATTGCACTCCCTTAGTGGGTCAGCATTGTATTTGAGAAGGTTTACTTTCTCAGGTTCAATTTCTAGTTCTTCTCCATCATTTCCAACGGTTCTGTGACCTAATGACATCACAGATTCAATCCCCATTACTGGTAGTAATGACCGCCCTCTTTCGTGCCGCTCATTTAAGGGGGCTGTAGTAATGTTTGACCCCCCTGAAGCCACATTTTTAAAAGCAGGGGTAACACCCCCAATGGTAATGATTGGGGGGTCGGAAGGGGGTCCAAACTCGTCTTCGTCATCCGCCACAGAAGGGTCATAGCCCCCAAAAGTGTGTGTTTCCCATTGTTGCCAAGAACGGATAGCAAGTGTCCCAACAGTAGCAACATCATCTTCCATTACAGAAACTACATCTACGTCAAGTCGGACAATATCTGCTCGGTGCTTCTTACGAGCAGACTCTTTTTGCTGGGCTGGGTAACGGCGCAAACCATGCCCATCCCAAATTTGGGTCTCTCCATATCGGATGACAGATGTCCAAGAATTGACAATTACAGCGTCCCAAGGAAGGTGCTCAATGAGGTCAGGTTTGGAGGTAATGCCAATAAGTTTAGTTCCCCAACGGGCTGCCAATTGGCGAATCCTGACCATGTTACGAGGGTTTACAGCCTTGTCTGAAATGGCTACACGACCATACTTTTGGCAAAGCCACGCAAGGCGTTCTAGGTCAGTTTCATCGTTCCATATAGGAACATATTTGTCCCCAAGCCATGCGCCATCGTAGTCAGGGCGACCAATGACAATAGAAATCTCGTCTGCGTAATTGCGTACAAAATCATCAAAACGGTTTAAATCTTCATCGTTTTCAGAAGTGTAAATAAGCACCTCGTTGCCTTGAAAAACGTCTGACAGTACAAATTCCTTCTTTTTAGGAATTGGCAAATGTGTAAGATTTAAAGCAAAATGCTTGACGTTGTTGTCAAGCAACATACGCCGATATGAACCTTTTTCCGACCCTCCGAAAAAGACTTTCACTCCCAACCTGGCCTGCGCCAGATTGATGCAGAGTGTGAAGACTCAACCATAAGGCGTTCTGCAACATCGTGGTAAGGGCGAATCATGTGAATACAAGGGTCGTGACCCTCGTCAAATTCTGCGTATTCTGCATCTGTCATGGGTTCACCATCATGGGTAATACAAACAGGCGGTCCACAGAAACTGTGTTCCAAGCCGTAAGCCATCCACTCATCAAAGTTCATTACAAGTGGTTTTGGTGGACCGTATGGTTCTGAACCAACGCCCCCGTATTCATTAATCTGACTCACGCCATGTCCTTTCTGCCTTTGCTAATGCTTGGCTTTCAATTTCCTCAACAAGTACATCCCAACTCTTTAGAACTTTTTCTTCGTTCCATTCAAGTCGGATGGTGTCGGGTACTGTCAATAGTAGCGTAGGTATACCCATATGCGCAACCTTTGCAACAGCAATTGGGTCAATATCTATATACCAACTAATTTTTCCGTAAACAGCGTTGAAGGAAGCCACACGGTCAATCTTTACATTTACAGTGTCTTCTTCAACAACATCTACAGTGGTGGCTTTATAACCTTCACGCTTTAACCATTCAAGGAGGATAGGAGTATTTGTAATGCCTGTAGCCATGATGGCTAACTTGTTGTTGTACCCAGCATTTAGGGCTCCCCATAAGCGGCGCATTTCTTTTCGTGGAATACGAGCACCTATTTCAGCGCCAGGGGAAGCAATGGCATCAAAATTAATGAGAATCACTTGTCGTAAAGACCCATTTCAGTGCGTTGGCGATGTGTATAGTATTCGGCGGCAGGGCAGTACATACAAACATACTGTCGCTTGTCTTTAGGAACACCAGTTTTACGTCCAATAGTCTTATCGTCATTGCACCAATCAATGCAACCCTGACTTGGTCGGTTGTGACGACTAAAACATTTGAGCGCATCAACCTTCAACTCATCTCTGAAATCACGGATGTAAACATCCTGTTCTTTTAACTCATTTTTTAGTGCTGTTTCTACATCTAGTTTGGCAGCAGTTTCTGAGTCTGTGCGATATACTAGTGCACGACAATTGTCAGGGTCGGGTACTTGTGCGTTGTGACGGTCACAGAGTTCACGCAACTCTTGGTCGTATTCGGGTGGTCCATCGTATGGACGCATTTTGTACATAACCCCATGGGTCTTGCATACAAGTAGACGGTCAAATTCTTTATTAGCCATTTTGTGCTCCTAATAGTTTCTGTAAGGTATCTTACACGATACTTAATAGTTTCGTCTATAGGAACCAGCGTACCGTAAACTGCCACTTTTGCGTGCTTGAAGTATAGGGTCACTGGCTTCAAACTCGTCCAATAGAGAAGAATCCCCTAGTCTGTGTGCTTCAATTGCTTTAGAAAAACGCATTTGGTAATCACTACGATAACCTTCGGCATAGGCTGCTTTTTCTTTTGGCTGGTC